TCATACATTTTAGTTCCTAAATAATTTTGAATATGAATTTCCTGAGCCAGTTTAATAAACTGAATATATTTGTCCGTGTCAACATTTCCATCAATTATGGAGTTTCTAACTAAGTCCGTTCTATTTATAAATAATACTGTTGCCATACTTGTTTCTTGTTTTTATAAATATTAATTACAAATATTTAAACTTTTATTTCTGTGTTGTATCATTTCTCCATATCCATCTTCACCTCTAAACATTTTTTCATCTATATTTAGTTCGTTGTTTGGGTCAAAAATCATAGAAACAACATCTGGAGTTCCGTGTTCCCCTCTATCCCAGTTAGGGTCTGCAAATTGTTCTACAAAAGGAGTTCTTGATGCAGTCCTAAAACCTGCATCTTTATATATTTTAGTTAAATAACCATCAAAATTATCTAAGGTCCTACCGCCATTGTTTACCGCAAGATTTACTAATTTAACTCCAACACCTTTAACATTACTATCTGGGTTTTTAAATAAACCTTTTATATCTCCATTTGGACCAATAAAAACAGAACCGTAACTTTTATTTATTATGATTCCATTTCTTGCATCTTCCTCAGATATAAGGTCAACAGACCAGTAAGCCTTTGGGTTGCTTTCTTTCACCTTTTTAAGAAGGTTTGCATAATCCCTTGCTTCTTTGGCCGTTGTCTTTGATTTTCTTTTTTCAATACCAGATAAATCTAAACAAGTTTTATTTTCTTTGGTCCATTTACCGTTTGATGCCCGTTTTTGAGATGCATCATAACTAAGACCTAAAGGATATGCTCCTTGATTTGGCATATTTACAGGTGCTATTACTGATTCCTTTGTTCCTCTAGGTTTCTTATTGTATGATTTTGGTATGCTTCTAGTTTTCTTATAGTTATTTAAGTTCTTAGAAGGTTCCGTATTGCTATCTAAACGATATAATACTTTTACCCATTTATGTCTGCAATAAATTCCACCTTTAAATTTAAACAAATCGTAAGGTTGTCCTTTATGACCTAAATTATCATTTACACCTTCTCTGGTAGCTTTATCAATATCCTCTAATCTATAAACCGTTCCTTCTTTTGAAAGACCCATCATATTTTCACAAAAATGTCTAGATGCGTTTCCTTCTTGCATTGGCTTTCTAGAACCAACTGAATATTTATATCTTATTTTATAGTTTTTAGAATCTAAGTAGCTAAATGCACTTCCATCATTTCTAGAAGTGATTTCATCCGCTAGTTTTCTAAACAATGATTTCTTTTCCTGGATGCATATGTTGGCCCAATCTTCATCACTAATATCTTCATCTAATTCAAGTTCATCTACAAGAACCCAACTATCATCCATTTTAGAACCCTTTAAATTTTCTAAAATAACCGAACCCATTTCGTCAGAAAGAAATTCAGCATCAGAATCTTTAGAGAACTTTTCCATTTCAACTCCTGTTTCTTCTTCAATAGTTTCATCATCTTGAATATCGTTATCTATCTCAGTAAATTCTAAAGGCTGTAAGGTTGTAAAGTACAGGTTTAAGGCAATTTCATTGTAAGCAAGTATATTATCAAAACAATCTATTAATAGTTCCTGAAAAGGTCTAATAACCGTGTTATCCATTAATAAAGAAGCTGTTTTAATTTCTTCTGCATTATTACCTAATCCTGAACTATCTTTTATACCTAAAAGCATAGGTGAAACAATACGGTGTGAAACCATTATTTTCTTTGTAGCTTCCTCAGATAAAAATTGATATTGGTTGTGAGCATCTGATAATTGAACAGGTGTAATTTCCGCCTGACTTTCTTTATTATCATTAAATGCAAGTATAAATTTACCCGCATTACTACTACCTGAAAACTTTTCAGCTATTTTATTTTCAATTAATTGTCTTTCTTCTTGATTTGGTGTACCATTATTGAAGTTTATTAGCATACTTGGTGCTAATCCGTTCATAATATTGTTCAAATGGTAGTTAGAAACTTCTTCTTCAAGTTCAGCGTACTGTAAACCTCCTTGATAATCAACTGGAGAATAGTAGTAAAACCCTGATTTGTAAGGTTTTATGTAATATATCTCTATATTTTCCTTAGACATACCGTAAGCTGGTATTCTTAATGGAATATCTGTCTTTGAAATATTGGCCCAGTCTTTATAATAATAATAAGCTGGCACATCTCCATCTTCATTACATTTTTCAGAGCGTAATGTTTCGATAGGCATATGTTCTATTTGTGAGATAGTCTTTCTGTCCTTAGAATAGATAATTTGAACCGCACATTGGCCCATTAATTTTAAGTCATAACATAATTTTCTTACAACATCCTTTCTAAACAAAGAAATCATTTGAGCATACTCATTAGGTTTCCTATTACTGTCTGATGCATTCAGTCCTTTACCATAAATAGCTTGACTAATACCGTTTATTGCAGCATTATTCGTAGGACTTCCGTTATACCTATCAATTAGATATTGAAAATAGTTATTGTCTGCACCGTACTCAATCCAATCCGCTCCATTTACTTCTTTTACTTCTGGACTTGTATAAGTACTTAAATTAACAAAGCCAAATTCTGAAACCTTTGAAGCCTTTTTAAATTGCCCCTTGCTATTTCTTAATGTTGTATTTTTCATCTTACTATATAAGTATTGTTTGAACCATCGTATGTTGTATATTGTCCTCTGTTCAACTCGTAATAATCATTTTTGTATAATTGGTCAATGCTTTGGTCTGTACAGAATATCTTTTCATTGATAACAATAGCTACTTGTTCAGAAGCCTCATTCCAAAGACTTGCGTACATTTCCCATAAGCTATAATTCGTATTCCAAAAATTGTAATCTACATACAAACTTAGGTCATAAAAATGATTCTTTACCAATAAAGGTGAGAAAATATTATCAAAGTTTAAATAATTACCATCATTAACCGCATTAGTTATTTCATAAAACTCAGTCACATTAGTACTATCATCCCTTATTCTTAAAGAAAAGGTATCTGCATAGTTTCTAGGTATTACAGATAATTCTTGGGCCGTTGCGGATGTAGTAAGTATAATCATTACCTATATAACGAAAAAAAAGAAGTAATTTGTATTATCATTTTAAGCAAAAAAAAAGCACCCTAAAAGGATGCCTTAATTTTCTAACTAAACAACTGATTATGCTGTTGGGTCAACCTGTGTTGCATCTGCTGTAACTGCTGCGTCTAAGAAATAAGGTGCAGTTTCTTCCATTCCTTCGAATGTTAAAGTAAATCCACTTAAATCCCCTGCTGCTGCTCCTGTCACTACTGTTCCACCAGTTAATTCCATTCCGTTTTCAAGTCCACAAAGGAAACTGTTTCCGTAATAGTCAACTACAACTGCGTAAGGTCTAGATACTGCAAGTGTTTGCAATTCAGCCTGAGTTTTAGCGTCTAAATAAGTTAATGTTAAGTTTAAAGATTGAGTATAAAAAGTTGTTCCATTTTCTCTACTACTTGTTACAGTAGTTTCTAAAGAAGAACTTCCTTTTACATCATATTCAAACCAAGATGGTGCTGGTGAACCATTAGTGATAGTTGCTTCCTTAGTTGAAGAATCAACTGCTATACTAGCAATCGTTCCAAAGTCAGCAAATAAAACCTTCTTGATTCCTCCGAAGGCACTTTTACAAGGTAATTTTCTCCCTGTTGTTAATGTACAAGCCATATTTTTATGTTTTTAAAAAAAAAGGGTAAGCAGATAATTCCACTTACCCTAGATTATGATTAATTATTAATTAAGAATAAGAAACGATGTCCTCAGAAATTCCAAATTGTACGCTTGAGGTAAACCTCATAACTAAACGAACATTATTTGAAGCATCAAGGTCAGCCATATCCAATAATTTAACAGAATTTGAATCATTTAAGATTCCAGTTCCGAAGTATAAGTTACTTCTTTGAGCAACATACATTTTGTTGTCAGAAATTCCTGGAGCAACAAATATTTTTACACCATTAACAGTTAAAGAACCGTTGTTCCACCATTGAGTTCCCATATTCTGAACACCATTAGCACCTAATCCTGAAGCTGCGAAGCCACCTAATGCTTGAACGTATGCTTTTGCTGTTTTAGAACCAACATACAAGAATAAATCTTCTTTACCATATAATGAAGCTGGAATAGCATCCACTACTTTAGATAATTCTGCAATTACATTAGCTGCATCAACTCCACCTGCTACCGCTGTGATAGCTTGTGCTGCTGGTACATCTCCTGCTGTTACTGCTGCTGCAATAAGTTTTTCAAATCCATCAAATGAATTGTTTGAACCTGCTGTTGTATCACCTTGCCACATACAGAACTCTGTATTTTGAGCAACCTCTGCTGCAACGTGTGCAATGATAAAGTCAGAAAATTTAGGAGGTAAAGATTGACCTAAACCGAATCCCATTTGTTGTGCTTCCCAGTCATTTACGAAGTCATACTTACATAATTGTAAGTTAACTTGTAATTCGATAGGCTCGATAATTCTTTCAGTTAAAGTTACTGAACTGTTTGGATTAAAATCACATCCTGCTGCTGTTACTAAAGAACCAGTAGCTAATTTCTTGATTACTTCTTTGTAAGCAATGTTTGCTTTTACTGTAACACCACCATCATCGATAGTAGATGCACTTAATAAAGCTGCTGCAATGTACTCACCAGCAAACTCACCTGCATAACTTGTAGTGATATTTGTAGTCGTTGCTAAATTTACGTTTTTTAATTTACTCATTTTGTTTATTTTATTTATTTATTTAATCTATTCAATACTCGGTCTAAAGCTGTTGTGTTGAACTTACTTTTTGTAAATTCCATTTTCTTCTTTTGTTCACTTTCAGATTCAGGATTATGTTTGATTGGTTTAGCTGAAGGCTCAGATAATTTTTCCATAACTTGATTAGAAACTTCTTCAGAAGCATCTTCAGAAACTTCTTCAGAAAATTCTTCCTTTACAGTACGTGACTTTAAAGTATTTGTTTCTGTTCCCATTTCTTCTTTGTCACCAACTTTTTCTTTGATAAATGCAATAGCATCTTCAAGATTTTGGATTCTTTTTTCCATCCCTGCCCAGTCTTCAACAACTGCCATATCTTCTTCTTCTTCCACTACTTCTTCCTCTGCGTCTTCTACAACTTCTTCAAGGTCCTCAGTAATTTCTTCATCTTCTTTTGGTTCTTCAGAAGGTGCTTCATCGGAAACTTCTCCAACGCTGCTAATCATTCCTTCTTCTTCAACAACTAACAATCTACCATCTTCAAGTAAATATTCACCAACTGGCATTGCTACCTTTTGGTCATCGGTCACGATAAAGATTTCTTTGTCTGTTTCAAAAGAATCAGCACTTACTACCGTGCCATTTTCTAACTTCATTTCCTCAAGTCTAACCTCGATGTTAAGAAGTGTCTTAATTTGATTTAACATTTCATTTGATTTCATATTATTTATATAACGGATTTTAAATTAAAATTTGCGTTTTCACTCTGTTCTAGTAATCACCCCAATACCTTGCGCCCTCATTGAGCCGTCACAACAAGACCTAGAATATTTATTAGTGTCCCAACATAAACAAGCACGTGAACCACCTGTTGGACTAGTGCGACTAGGTGTAAAGTTAGATTTGTTTTTATTGTTTCCTTGCATTACTTAGATGTTAGAATTGCTTTTATTTTGTTTATTATTTCTTCTTCTTCTTTGCTGGTTTTTTCTTCTTTTGACATTTCTTCTGCAATAGCTTCTTTAGGCTGTTCCATTTTATCTGCAAAATAACCTTCAATAGAAAAACCTTTAACTTTATCTGTTTTAACATATTCATCCCAAATTTCATCATTATTAACTTTTACTGCTCCCATCCAGGTCCCTACTGGTACATTTAAACCGTACTTTCTAGACTTGTCTTGTATTTCATCTTCAACTATCCAACTTTCAACTAAGGTTAAACCATTCAAGGCTTTTTCGTGTTCTAATGTTGAGTTGTTTTGATAACCATTTTTTAAATACATTTGTGATGCTTTTACTACCGTATCTTTTGAAAAAAATATGTAATATTCACCTTCAGAACCATTTCTGTAAATTGGTTTGTTTGGTATTAATAAAGCACCTAATAATATTTTCTTCTCCTTACTTACTTCCGCAAGTTTTATTTCTTGATTATTTAAAGCCACGAAATCAGATTCTATTGCAGGACTTTCTACAATTGAAATAGCTTCAATTCCGCTTTCTTCTTGTTCCTCATCAAGTATTAATTCAACTATTCTCATAATTATATAACGATTTTAATTTAATAATTTGTGTTTACCCTAATGATGCACCAGAAATAATGTTCCTATCTAATTCTTGGGCCGTACTTACATCGTTTGAAACAACATACGCCTGTACTGGTGTTTGTGATTGTCCGCCTATTGCAGTTGCTAATTGATTTGTATCACTTGCACCTACAACATTAAATGCAGGGGGTGCGCTTGGTATTGCTGGTGCTGCTGCTGAACCTGATGGAGTTGGTATTGAACCTCCTCCAGCACCGCTAGGGTCTACACTTTTAATTGCTGAAATATTCTTTACCGCAACTGCTCCAGCTATTGCTGCCTGAACGATAGGATATGCAGGAAAAAATGCTGTAACTGGAGATTTTTGTGCTGTTGAATATGCACTCTGAACACCCTGAACCCCACTAATTGTTGCACTAGCTATTGCCATTGCTTTACCAATTTTAGAATCCTTACCAGCTAACATTGATACTTGATTTAAAGTTGATTTTGCATCATTAAGAACTTGCTCCTTTCTCATTGCTTCAATCTGAGCAGCAGACTTTGCGTATTTCTTTCGTATAGCATCTTTCTGTGCTTCTGTTCCTCCAAGTAAAGTAACCTCTGCAATTGCATCTGATTCTTGTTTTGCTAAATCTACCTGTTCTTTTCCTAATTGTTTTTCTAAAAAGGCAGCTAGTTTTTCATCTTTAAGCAACTGTGCTTCATCTTCAATTATCTTTTTCTTCTCCTTGAATTGAGCATCAATATCTAGTAGTAATTGTTGCTTTTCAGTTTCGCTTAGTTTTAAATCTTCAAGGGCCTTTATTCTGTCAGATTTTTCATCTTCAATTGCAGCTAGTTTCTTATCCTTATTCTTTACGGCTAAGTCATCTTTAAAATCCTCGATAGCTTGTGCTTCGTCTTTCTCTATTTTATTTGCCTGCCTTGTTGCTTCAGATATTTGAACAGTAACTGCTTTTTTCTTATTAAGCCTTTGGGTTTCTAAGTTTATTAATTTTGCTTCTAGTTCTGCTAATTCTTTTTTATCTTCTTTAGTTGATTTTGATAGTTTGTTTTCAGCAACCTTCGCATCATACCTTAATTTAGCAGACTTTATTTCCTTTGCTGTGATTTCTTCTTCTATCTTTCCTGCTTGAGTTAAAAATTCAATTCGCTGTTTTGCCGTGAACTTTTCCCTATTTGCAGACTTCTCTAATAATTCAGCACGTTTTCTATTTGCTTCTGCACGCTCAACTATTAATTTAGTATCTAGTTTATCAGCAGTCGCCCTTTGGTCTGCTATTTTAGCCGCTATTTTAGCTTCTGTTGTCATCTCAGTAACTAAATTCTTTACTGAATCACTAACTTTATCGATAGTGTTCTTAACCCCAGTCATTGTATCAATATAAGAACTACCTGCTGCTTTTGCGTCATCCATTGCCCCGCTAAAATCACCACTAAACACCTTCTTTATAGCGCTACCAAGAAAACCAAATGTTTCAATAAGGCTAGTTATTCTATTTGTGATGTTCTCTACTATAAGGTTTTTTAAATCAATTATAGCTTTTTTAGGGTTTTCAAATACCGATATAATACCTTCACCTAAAGTTGCCAGCATATCTACCAGGTTACCAGTAACGGACCCTAATACACCCATCATTTTTGCCCACTTGTTCTGACCTTCCTCAGAACTTGTAAAGGCTTTAGAAACAGCTAGAATTGCAATAAGTAAAGCACCAATTCCAGTACCAATAATAGCAATCTTCATCAGGTTAAAACCTTTAGTTGCACCGCCAACACTAGATGTCATTCCTTTCATTCCTGAAATAAGTCCACCAGTTTTAGAATCAATCATACCAAGAACACCGCTATAATCAGCAGCATTTTTCTCAGCTTCCTTCATTGCTTCGTTGGCCCTTTTCCTGTCTTTTGTTACGTTTTTTAAACCTGACCTTTCTTCTTTTAACCTATTTTTGGTTTCTGTTATCTGGTCGTTTACGTGTTTTCTGGCAGCTAGATTTCCTTTAGAAGTTTTTTCTAATTGCTTTTCATACTTAACTAATTCATCTTCAATTTCAGAAATTAAATCCTCCTGCAATCTTAATGATTTATTAAGTTCATCTAAATTTTCTTGTGCCTGTTTAGTAGAAAGTTTTACCGAATATTCTTTTACAATTCCCATTTTATGTTCTTTTTTATTAGCTTAAAAGCATTTTTAAAATCTTTAGGTAAAGCATTCTTTCCTTGTGCAATCTTAATGTTTTCCGTTTCTCCATTTACTACTTGAAGTAAATCAATTATATTTTTTATCATAGGTCATTTAGTAATTCTAAGTTAGATTTTCCAGTTCCAAAATTAGTTGTTATTGAATTTATTTTATAGCTTGTTCCTGTAATT